AGCCAGCTTGTGAACCTGCTGGAACCTGCATGATTAGCGAATATGAGCTAAGCGAAGCAGGAACAGTGGTTGACGAAGACGACGTTGATCGATAAATACGGAAGTACTCTGGTGGAAACGGACCAACCGAAGCTGGGTTCGTTACAGTCAGAGGAACGTGCTCTCCTGCGTCTTTATCAGCCTGAGTAAGGTCCGTAGTAGCGCCCTGAACTGCTGTAGGAGCTGATTCACCGAAACGGTTAGCAGCGGTTACAACATAAGCAAAACTAGAAGTACCTGTTGGGGCTCCCTTGTTGTGATCACCATCTGTTCCAGCTGAAGCAGCCGATACAATCGAGGCTGGGGAAGCTGGAGCGTTTGGCGAAGTTGCAGTAGCAGGAGGCGTTGGATTCTGACGAATGAATACGTCAGGATTGAACTCCAGAACACCGGCCTGTGTTGCAATGGTTTGAATCGTATTACCAACCTGTCCGTTCATAGGAGCAGGAAGTTGAATACGCTCACGAGGATAGAATGTCTTAACCAAGTCAGACATCGTTCGAGTACCGAGATAAACGTCGGTTGGGAAACCGAAATTCTCGATTACTTGATTGGCGCCTTCCTCAAGGTCTGACTCTTGGAGGCTGTTGCCTTCAAGGTCAAGCAGTGACGCTGGATCAATAAGTGCATCCATACCATCCCACTGTTCTGCCTCGCCATCAAATGCAAGTGACGAGTCACCTTGGAACAGATTACGCTCGACTTGTTCAAGCAGCCAAAGAATGCCTGCTTGATTTTCCAGCGCAATTAAGTCCCCGTGTGCAGGGTGGACGAGTGAAGCTTGGTGGGTAACCTCGCGAGTTGTACCGAGGAATTTCACCAATTGCACTCTACGAACGTACGAAGTATCCGTAGCTTGTGGCAGCTCACCTTCCTGAACGAAAGGATTCTGGCTTCCACCGTAGTTAGACAGCTGATTATACTCTTCAACTGTCGAATATGCTGGGCTCTTTGGAATTTTCTTCCAGAATTTGATGTGCGAAGAAGTATACGTGAGTACCTTCAACGAGCTTTCCAGAGATTCAACACGAAGTGCTGAACCACCAGTCTTGCCTGCACCAACCTGAAAGCCCGCTTCAAGAGCTTTGCTAAGATCAGCTATGTCCTGTTCGTTTCCGATTCCGAAACCAGAACCTACCTGATTGTTTTGAAAGGATCTAAGACCTATAGTCATTTTTTAAGCTCCTCTTACCTTTATTAGCGACCTGAACGGTGCGCACGAACTGCTTGATCCATCTCTGGAGCAAGCTGTGAAGTGGACTCAAACTTCACAACTTCAGTTGCAGAAATTTTGCCCTTTTGTACCATATCGACCATAGCTTCAAGAACTTGTGATTTATTCAAATTCTCTCCACTCTGTGAACCAGCTCCACCATGACCAAAGCTCTTCTCGATTGCGGCGATTTGAGACTTAGGACCACGGGCAGGAGTTGACTCCAGCTGCTCGATGCGTTGTGCCTGAAGAGAAAGAACCTCTGCAAGCTGTGAAACACTCTTTGCCAACTCAGAATTGTATGATTGCTGCTCACCATGAACAACATTCAACGATTTCTGAACTTGCGAAAGAATTCTACTCTCTGACGATTGCATTGCCTGGGTCTGAACATCGGCCCAACCAACCAAGAATGAAGACATTTCAAAGCCCTTTTTGACATCTTCGTTTTCCGAAGCGTAGTCAGTCAGACTCTTTCCAAAAGGCATCTTGCCTTTCTTGTCCTTTTTCTCATCCTCGTCATCTTCGTCGTCGTCATCTGTGGCGGCCTTATCCATCTTATCCTCGGCCTTGTCCTCATCCTTATCGTCATCAGCTTTCCCATATCCAGCTTTGACAACAGACTTAAGAACATATTGCTCAGCCTCAGTAAGAGTTTCACCCTTACTAAGCTTATTGAAGATCGACTTTACAAGACCCTTGGACGCACCACGGTAATCAGTGCCATCTGCCTCAACTGAGTCAGACGCCCCATCATCGGCGCAATCCTCTCCCTTTGAACCAGCCCAACCTTTTGGGTCTGAATTCGAAGGAGTATGATACACCTGGGTTGCACCAGCACTAGAACCAGCTCCTGCGCTTCCGTCTCGCATTGTCTCGACGGCTGTGGTAGCAGTACCACGCGAAGAATGGCCCTTAGCCAAACCCTGGAGCTTCTCAAGTGCCTTAGAAACAGTTTCTGCGGCTACTTTCTTTTCATCACTCATGTTAATTTGCTCCCATTTTCCTATTTTAAAAAAGCTCAAACACTACATTTGCGACTGCCACTGCAGCATCTTGCGGTAATCCGTGTGATTCCTGAAGAAAACTAACAGTTTCGTCGTAATTCAATGCCTTGGAGACTAGGTTTTCTTTTGCCTTTTCTTCAAGACTTTCAACGGCAAGAGGCGATCCACCTGCTGTTTGGGCTTTTTCAGTTTCCTCTTCAGATTTTGAAAAATCCCATTTCATTGCGGACAGTGATTTTGCAATCTCAGCCCACGTAGCTGTATTTACCGGTGCGGGTGTTAGTGCTATATCTTGTATCCAGCACTCTTCTATCGTACTTCCATTACGACGTTTGACTTTGCCTTGTACGGAGAAACCAACTTTTCTATCCGAACCCGAGGCTGACAACGCATTCATCAGTTCCCAATAATAATCTGAACGTTTATGATTATTAAAAAGAAACCCTTTTACCCACAAACCATTCTTAGTAACGCGACACTCTGTTGGTTGGCCTACTTTGTGCTCAGGACCAGCTTTATGGTCATCATTGAACCAACCATGTTTCAAGAAGTAGTTAAAATCAATACCCTTTTGGCTGAGTATTTCTCCTTGAAGATCTCTAGCATCAGTAGAGGCAATTCCCTGAACCCAACGTTTGTCGGCTTTGCCATCTCCTGCTTTTTCTACTTTTAGAGCCGTTATAGGTACAAAGAACTTAAACGTCTCTTCATCTAACCAACCGTTTTGCATGCGAAATTCTCAAAAAAAGAAAGGGAGTCCCTAGTTACATGCTAGGATACTCCCTTTATGGAGACTTTAAAGCTTTTCAAACTAAAGAATAGCTTATAAAAAAGCTGTTGTCAAGAACATTCTAAGATTTTAAATATAATCTTGGTCCTGTGGTATTCTTTATTAAGGATTTGGCCAGTTCTAAATCTACTTTAAGGGGGATAGGTATCTCAACCCCACAACCCTTACATACCGCAAATACTACATCATTTTGTATTACTAATACTTTAGAACGTATTTTTTGTGTAGAGGAGTCAACATTTTTCATGACCACCTCATGACAATTGGAACAAGCTAAAAAATGAGTATCCATCTATGGAGCCTCTATTACTGACCGAAAAGTATTATCGTCAGTCATTATTACATTTCTAACCAAACCTTCATTCAATTCAGGCTCTACATTGTCAAAACCGGGTGTTGGCTCTCCCTTGAGTAACGGAGTCTCTTCAATAACTTTATCTTCTTTTACGAATTGATCTAGTGTGCCTTTATCTAAACCAAGGTATTCTATGCCAAAATTGTAAAGAATACTGGAATAGATATTACCTCCCTTAGTTAAATCAAACGAAGTATATTCTCTATCATATATATTAAATTTAACTTCATAACCGTTTCTATTGTAAAAATCAATAGATTTTGATTTAACTACACCATAAACAGTCTCACCAGTAGCCAATTCAACGGGGATTACAGATCCAGGCAAGGGAAACAATGACTTAACCAATGGGTACACTTCATCGGCAAAAACATCTTCATCTATGCAATAATGTTTAACCAATTCCGGCACTTGTACATTTTTACCTACTTCAACTTCTCTATCAATTCTTTCCTGTAAAGCTATATTCATTGTCTGAGTCATGTCTGGGTGTGCTGCAGCCATGAATGAATCTTGAATCATTTCCCATTTATACACATGGTCATTATGTTCCCCGTACACTAAACCAACAGCCGGCATAGCTACGTAGCTGCCTGCACCAGATTTAACTTTAATGCTATTAGCCTTTTGCTGTTTCTTTAATACTTCTACCTTTTGAACATCAGCAACACTGGCGTGTGGTTTACCATCAGCAAGATCACCCTCTGGTTCTGCAAGCTTCATTCCGGCCTTTTTCCAAAGTTCGGGACGAGCGGGGTGGCCTTTTATCTTGTAAAGTTCTTCTATCTCTTCATCAGACAAATTGGGATCCATGACCGCATAGTGGTAACTTGCCCAATGAAATGAAGGAGATATATAGCCTAAGAGGCAGTGTAAGTTTCCTTCAACAGACCCCAACAGCTTCTTTTTGCCCTCTTGTCCAGGATAACAAGTAGTGAACGTAATATCAGAAGATTGTTTACCTTCCAACTTGTCAGCCATGTGTTCTAAACGATTCCATTTGGCTAAGCCAATTGGCTTTCTAGCTTTTTCAAAGACAGGCCATGCATCAAATTCTGACAGATCATCCATTGGCAGCCTCTTTAGGAACTTCCGCATCGTGGAGCGGCTCCGCATGTAGCCATTCAGAAAATTCCATTTCATCTTCTTTACGGGTATTCAAATCAGAAAAGACTACTAATGTTCCATATTCATCTGAAGTAGCCCTCGGTAAACTCAATCCTTTTGCTACTGTGGCCTTGTAATTATTTAACAAAGTCTGTTTTACTTTAAAATCAACCATATATTGAATATCTTGGTCGGTTCCAAAAATGCGCTGAAGTTCACTAAAGGCTCGTCCCTCTAGTTCTTCTAACTCGGGCTTTTCAAACGACAACCTATTCACTATGCGAGAAAACATATGACTAGCATGCCAGCACATCAAATAAGTGGGGCTTACTTTCAAATAGTGAAATATAGAATAAAGATGTTTACGACCAAGCTTGTCTCTACCTTTAGCAGTGTCAACCAGGAACAAAGGAGCGGAATGGTCTCGTTCTCCAATTAAACTTGTCATAAAATCCAAAAACACAGGATCACAAATAAATTTCCTACCTAACAATTTTATTGTGTTATCTATGAATTCTACATTACCTACAGAGGCTTCTATAAGTTCCTCAAGGCCATAAAGACCCTGGTCCATCAACATCATCATAGCTCCTATAATTTTGTCTTTAGGATGGGTTTTATTAAACAACGTTACAGCAAACTTTCGCAGACGTGGAATACTAGAGTCCGCTATTCTGAGCTGGTATTGAACCCACAAATCCACATTTTCACGAATATCAGCATCTAAGTATACATACCTAACTTGCTTATCCTTCTCATACATCTCATACCAAATATCTTTGGTGTCTAAAGGATTATATGACTCGTTAGGTGTGGTTTGTACATCAGGAGGAACTGCAATATGTCTTTTACGTCCTTCCGGAGTAAAGAAACTAGGGGACGTTCCAGGCATTGGTTGCTCTCTAACTAAAAGAGGAACACCCGCATGCGGGTCAAACTCTATATGGTCTTCTGGAGCATTGGTATATTTCCAGTAATTACCCTGTTGGTCCATGTACCAATAATCATAAATACCATATTCACCAGTTTTAAAGATATAGAAATGATTAGGGTCAACCATGTCTGGCATGATTGCCTTGTTAACTACTTCTTCTTCTTTTTCAGAATCTTGTACAACCACAGGAGGTCCTGACTCTATTTCAATAGCATTTATCGTAACTTTATGAATGTGGTCTTTACCTTCTGGATTTGAAGACGTAACCACACCTTCAACAACATGTGTGTGCGGATTGCCTTTATCAGCGGAGGATACGACTTGTTTACCTTGCCTTAGGGTAAATCTATGTACGTGTAATCCGTTTTTTGACATCTTCCTTAACCTTAAAATAATATAGATTGGTCATATTATCGTACTCTTTTTCAAGCATATCATATTTGATAAATTTTTCGATTGTACGATTTTGTAATCCAGACGATAACAACTGTAATTTAGTTTTTCTTCCGAGAGATATTAACTTCATCAACAGAATCTGGTCTGGTGCAGATAGTGCTTCAATAATCATTTACAAACCGTTAAGCAGAGCAACAATTCCAGGAAGAGCCAGCGCAATGGCTCCTACTATTTTACCAACCGTGATCCACTTATCTCTAGACATGCTAATAAAATCATTATTTGTAACTTCATTTTTATCTTTAAGCTCAGCAACTTCAGTATTAAGATGTTCCAGTTGAACCAATACTGATTTTTGTCCATTACCCTCAGTAATGAGCTTATTTAAAGTACCTACTTGTGCACATAGTACGTGTAATTTAGTATCCAACGAAGCTAACGCTACAGCATCTTCTGTAATATGCCGGTCCCATTTAGCATCTACTGCCCTTAAGTCTACTTTTATTTCTTCAAGTATACTCCAAATATATTTTAAAGGCTCTGCAATTTCAGACATCCGCGCTATTCTTTCTATCCCCCAAATAATCCATGAGATATCCTTTTATTTCTGCCCGCATGAGAAGGGGGTCCACATCTTTAGCCATATACCCAGGCCATATTTCTTCCATAAGATCTACTAAAATCTCAGGATCCATGATGGGCAATAAACCTAACAGTTTATTAATACCCTCCGGCGACTCCAAATCAAAATCATACAAGGATTTTACTAATTTTTCAACATCTACAGATTCTGAAAATTCCAAAGATAAAACAGCCTTAGTAAAATCTTCATCAAAGTCAGTCTCTACATTGGGCAGTACAACACTCTTAGTACCTGATTTTTGCACTGGTTTAACAGGATCTCCGACAGGATAACCAACTTCTGTTAACGTAGAAAATGGGTGTGTGTATCCTACCACATGCTGTTTAGATCCATCCCCGCCTTGCCGTATACAGGTTTTATTTCCACCATGCACACATTGTACTAAATTACGCACTAATTATTTACCTTTTTCGCAGTAACATATCCACTTTTAAATAACTCTGGTAGCCTTTTTATAAATTCTACACCGTCGTCAATGGACATTCCTCCGGTACAAGAAGACGCCAACAGTGATAACAAACCTTTATTATCACTTTGAATTTTCTTTCCATCCCACCACACACGACCAACAATTTGATCTTTGTCGTGTCTAGTTATTTCGTATTCATATGCTCTCATGTCTTACACCGTAGTACCTTACAACACTCTGTCAAGAGGGGAAAGGAGAATTCAAGTTTTCTATGTACAAACCTTTTCTAGTGGCAACCTCATCTTGGTCCTGCTTTCCTTTTACTGGAGCAGTAGCCAACTCTTCTTTAGCACGTTCAATGCTTGCCGCATTAACAGACCCCGTTCTTTTGCTTGTCATCGCAAGCTGCGTACGAGCAAAAGGAAGATCTTCATCTGGAGTCTTAAGTGGCTTGGTAGCTACCGTAGCACGAGACCGAAGTTCTTTCAATCCAACCAATCCAGATTTTTCAGCTCTAATGGTCTTCTCATACTCTTTATGTTTTCCAGCAAATCGATATGCTTGCGGACCTGAAGCAAAATCCCCACCCATAAAAACACCAGTATCTAACAACTCTTTAGCAGCCTCGTGGTGGGGGTGTGTTTTATCCACAGATGCTTTATCCAAAAAATCTATAGAAAAATCTTCAAATTTTTGATGTGCCAACTGTCTGGAAGACTTTCTATCAGCAAATGACGTAAACGCTTCCTGTCTAGACAAACTTAAGTTATCTTGCATGGCATAAAAAGGACCCAACAATTTACCATCTCCCATAAAATTGTCTGTTGTAAAATGTTTATAGTCTAAATGTCCCTCAGTTTCTTGCAAATGAAGAGCATATTGAGTCCTTAAAAAAGTCTGTCCCACAGCCCAGTGTTCTACATGGTCTCCCAAAGCCCTTTTAAAATCACCTAAAGAAGTATTTCTAAGTCTTTCTTGAAGTTTATCAGGAATCTTCACTTTATGTCCTGCATTGTATAGTTCTTGATGCAATACATTTTTATATCCTGCCATACCAGTACCAAAGGAAGTACCGTGATCAATAGCCACCACGTCTGAATAATCCTCAGACACCATGATATTGCCAGTATGCCTATCATTTGAATTCATTATAACATCAGAAGTAATTATCTCAGATAGCTTTTCTTTCATAGATTCAGGATTTTTAGCCAACTTCAGTAGCGCAACAGAACTATTTTTTCTTTGCTTTCCTGATGAAGAGGGTGGTCCCATATTGGGGGCAGTATCTAACTTATCTGCAAGATGTAAATGTACAACTACTTTGTCTTCGTGCCATCTTTGTCCACTATGTTCTTCCCCATCAATCATTCTAGTAGTAGTAGGAGAACAATAGTTCATACCCAAGCCAGTAAATAAATGATATGCAGCTTTTTCTCTTAAAGAATGAGTGCCGTGTGGTACTGTACCCACGCCATCTCCCGTCATAGCTGATATCTTATCAGTGTCAGTACTATACTTTATTGGCAATTTAAACAACGCACGACCATTACCCTCAATAGTCCCTCTGTAAGATTTGTTTACCCCTTTTTCATCTTGCTTCAACTCATACATATCCACAATTTTACCATCACTTATATGGTTGAGTACAACAGCATCCACATGTTTCTTAGCTCCCCATTCCTTGGCATCTTTAATCTTCAGTTCTTTCTCAGCTGTTTCTTGTTCCGGAGAACCCGCTTTACCTCCAGATCCACTTGGACGACGCCATGCTCCTGCATCAGACTGACTCCAATCACCGTCACCAGGAGGCTGTCCCTCTTCTTTATAATATTCCCAGTCTATTTTAGGTCCACTAGACGCAGGTCTACCTGGTCCTGCCACATTTCCAGGAGCAGGAGCACCCTTGATGCTTGGAGGATTTGCAGCAGTTTTAACTGCAGTAGATTGCTTTTGAGTAGCTTGAGGACCTGGTGGCTTAATGACTGCCTTCAGAGATCTAGTATCAACTGCTTTCTTTAAAGTAGCTGTATACACTTTTTGGTCTGTTACTTCTAACTTACCATCAACCCAAGACATGCCTGAAGGTACATAGACTACGTAGCAATTGCAAGAAGGATGAACCGGAGGTAACGTAGTCTTCCAATGCACATGTCTACCATTTCCCCGCTTATGACTTACGCCAGAATCCCCATTAGAACCTTGTGACAACAAATCACTCAACCTAAATACTTTAGGATTACCTGTTTTATCCAAATAATGGTGTGAGCAATCCGAACAAGTGTCTGGACTTGGTATTACACTAACGAAAGATTCAACACCCTCAGAATGGCTATAAACATCGTGTTTATTTATAATAGCCATCACAGATCCTTGTGTCTTGGCTCTATGAAGTTCTGTAGCAGCCACCTTTTGCCAATTCCTACGCCAATCTGTCTTTAACTCTTTAACTAAGTTAGAAGCAAGTTTCTGATAGCTTTGCTTCTGTTGTAATGCTAAAGCAGTCTGGTCTCGTATAATCCCCTGAATGGCAGATTCTGTCACAGCTTCCTGTGTAGCATTGCTCAGTTTATCAAATGCACCAGCAACGATATCGTCTGCCAACCTTTTAAGATAAACTGCAGCATGAAGTTTGGCTTCTTTAACAGCCAAATCTTCTAAAGACGTAAATGTGCTAGAGTTAGATATTTCTTCTAACTTAGCGTAATTCAACTTCTTATATTCAGAAGTTTTAAGTATGGAACGAAGACGCCCTAGTAAATATGATTTTTCTACAAAATCTATATTATCTAAGGGGAGTTTTTTATATTCTTTTAATTCAGCTATTTCCTCTTTGGAAACAGCTTCTTCCCCAAGCAACTTAACCAACAGCCAGTTTGCATGAATACGAAGTATCTTTTTCAGCTTTGATAGCTGTTCGATTCTCATACAACCTACTTAGCACGAGCTGCCATTCCAACCACACCGCCAACTGCACGACCCACACCACTTACCGTTTGTTTAACAGCACCGCCTACGGCCTCGCCGATGGTGCCTTTTTCGGTCTTTTCTGAATCCTCATCATGGTCCAAGTCAATAGTCTCGCCGTGTGTATTTTTATAGGAGATTTTCATATCTCCTTTGATAGCGTCACTAGGACCAACAACGTCAGTAGGTCCAGTAAGAGATCCACCACCAACACCCTTCTTGGTAGCGTCACTAGGACCAACAACGTCAGTAGGTCCAGTAAGAGATCCACCACCAACACCCTT